GCCAGCGACTAGGCAGAAAAAGATTGCCGCTTATGTGGACGCATGCCGCCAGCGTAGGTGCTCATGGCTTTGGGATAGTTGGTGTGATCTAATCGCCAAGAAGCAGCCAAAGCATTGGCTTGACGGCGAGCAAGTTTCACAGGTACACTATGACTATCTAGCGGCAAGGTAATCCCTAGCCACCTGAGCATGTGGATAAACTGCTCGCACCCATAAACAAAAAGTTACAATTGTAAAAAAACACGAGGATAGATAATGAACTTTCATGACGTAAAAAAAGTAACGATGACAGAGCGTAGGCTTGACAATGGCACTGCTTGGACTACTCTTAAGGTAAGGCACGGACAACACTTCGAGATTGACAGAGATGCTAGGCAGAGAATAGCGGATCGCCTAGGCATAGACAGAAAGATTGTGCGTGAAGTAATACGTGATCTAAACTGGCATCGAGAGGGTGACATAGTAGAGGAGATCACCTTCTTTCATGATGACGATGGATTCAAATTTCAAATAGGCGAGGATGACTAATGGACAGCGAAGAGCTAAAGCTAGTAGACTACGACGAGTGCGACCACGAATGGGAACATCACCCAGCGGAATGGGAGCACCTGTCAGGCAGAGCAACGGTGCTGCAGTATGCGGAATCATACTACTGTCACAAGTGCGACACATGGGAGAGTGAGCTTGATTGACTCACTCAAAATTCACAAGTATAATACACAACATCAAAACCACTAGGAGAAACTAAAATGATCTATCGACTACGAGTACACAAGCGCCGCTTCGGTTTGACTTCAGGCTCCCACTACTTAGGTGTGCATCTGGGCAAGCGTAGCTGGTACTTCCCACATGCTGGAAGACTCAAGTCCATGACCGTGGAGGACGTAGCTGGACTGCAGACTATCGTCACCACCTACTACAAAAAAGTTACAATTGTAAATAAATAGGAGAAAACAAATGCAATTCTACAAGGTAAACAAATCAGCAGCGCCCGAGCAACTACACTCACGGGGCAAAGGAAGTTGGAAACCATTAATGCAGAACATGCGGGAAGGAGAATGGTTCTTGGTGGAGAAAGCCAAGCGTGCTAATGTACATAACGCAGCACATAAGTATTGCCGAGGGCGCTACAATCTCTACATGCACCCCAGTAAGAAAGATGTGTTCGTTTTCAAACTCAACAGAAATGCAGACTAGGAGTAAGTAATGAGTAACAGAACCAAGTTTGGCAAGAGCGTAGATGTGTCACAACCATATGCCACATTCAAGAATCCACAGGGATGGGAGTGGCGTGTGCTCAAGACATACCAGAGTGTAAAGAAGGAGCGTGACAATCCTTATGCTCGATGGTTTGTTGCAGCCAAGTCACCAATGACGTATGATAGCTGGGAGTACGGTGACACCTATGCGAGAGAAGTCGAGCAGTACGGTCATCTGACTTCAGCAACTAATGAATGGTTAGAGGAATATCTTTATGAGTGATACATACAGCTATGATGCAGACGTGACAGATCCAAATGAGCTAGACCCTATTGAGCGCATGTGCCGTGATCTGGTAGACTACCGCATCAACGTCATGCCAGTGAGTGAAATGCTAATCATCTGTGCAGACCACCTGATGCAGGACTTGGAGAACAGACCGCTATCTGAAGTACAAGCCATGCACAATCAATTGTTTGCCAATGCTTCGGAGATTCACTAATGCGATGCAAGGCATGTAATGTACTGCTGGAGGACTACGAGTCACTACGTAAGGACAAGCAGACAGGTGAGTTCCTAGATCTGTGTGACGAATGTCTACACACCAGCAACCAAACGCTATTTGACATGACGGAGGATGAAGATGACGTAACTATTTTGTACGATGCTGTTGACAGTTGAGTCAGGCATCTGTATAATACTATAGTGTTAGACAACAAAAAGAAAAAGTTACAATTGTAAATTTCTAAAGTTGTCTATCACTATCATCAATCGGTAACAATAGGAGAACCAAATGCCGGTAATTGAAGGTAAAGCAAACTTCGTTCACATCAAGAACACTGAGGAGTATCGTGGCAAAGACACTGGTGCATACACTGTGTTGGTGACACTGAACGAAACAGATGCCCAGACTTTTGAGAACATGGGTGTGCGTCTGAAACCCTACGGTGAACCACCTGAGCAGATCGTGCAGCGTAAGTTCAAAAGCAACTACCCTGTGAAGATCATTGACAGTAAAGGTGTGGACATCCGTTCTGTGTCTGAGTTCATCCTTGAGCAGCAGTCTGAGGACAACTTAGATGAGGAAGCAGTCATTGCAAAAGCAGTGGAGCAGTATGGACAGAGCGCAGTGGATCTAGCACTAGCTGATGAAATACCTAGTGGTGTGTTCCGCATCTCGTTCAAGTACGGGCCTTCGCACCCTGTGTATGGAGTACCAGTCTACATGGACGGCATCCGTATATTGGAAGCAGAAGGAGTAGCAGGTGTTGACCCAGCACTCTAAGTTCTTACGTCATGAGCCATGCAATTCGTGTGGCTCCTCTGACGCTAAAGCAATGTACGATGATGGGAGTAGCTATTGCTTCTCCTGTCATGACTACGGCAAGGGTGGTAGCAATACTGCCCCTGCTAAACCCACTGAACTCAGGAGGAAGTTAGACTTGACTGGAGTAGTAGCTGACATCCCTGACAGAAGTATCTCCAAAGCCACCTGTGCTAAGTACGGGGTGACCGTGGAGTATGACTCGACAGGTGAGATAGCCAAGCATATCTACCCCTACTACGCCTGCGATACTGATGAGGTCAAGGGTACCAAAGTCAGGCTGACTAAGAACAAAGACTTCTTTGCCACTGGTAGCACTGAAGGTGTTGGGCTATTCGGTCAGCAGACATGCAGAGGTAGTGGTAAGTTCCTGACAATCACAGAAGGAGAAGTGGACTGTCTGTCAGTAGCAGAGATGTTCGACAGGAAGTACGATGTAGTGTCCTTGAGATCCGGTGTTTCATCAGCAGCTAAGGAAATCAAGGAGCAGCTTGAGTGGCTTGAAGGGTACGATACTGTAGTGCTGTGCTTCGACAATGATAAGGCTGGTAAGCAGGCTGTGGCAGATGTGAAAGATCTGTTCAGCCCCAACAAACTCAAGATCGTTAGGCTCCCCCTAAAGGATGCCAACGAGATGCTACAGGCCAGACGTGTGAAGGACTTTGTGTCTGCTTGGTGGGACGCTAAAGTGTATCAACCTGATGGTATTATATCGGGCAACGATACATGGGAGGCTCTCACCAACAAGATCAAGGTCAGTTCTGTGCCCTACCCTTGGCAAGGATTGAATACTTACACCAAAGGATTCAGACCCTACGAGCTAGTGACCATCACCAGTGGTTCTGGCATGGGTAAGTCACAGATAGTCAGGGAGCTAGAGTATTACCTACTAAACGCTACGGAAGATAACATTGGAATCCTAGCTTTAGAGGAAGACGTAGCTCGTACTGCCCTTGGTGTGATGTCAGTAGCAGCAGACTGTCCACTGCACCTTGAGGAAGATCTTGACCCAGACGTTGCATTTCCATTCTGGGAGCAGACTATGGGTACTGGTCGGTACTACCTGTTCGATCACTGGGGTAGCACAAGCGAAGATAATCTGTTGGCTCGCGTGCGCTACATGGCAAAAGCGTTAGACTGCAAGTGGATTATCCTCGACCACCTGTCCATCGTTGTATCAGCGCAGGACAATGGTGATGAGCGTAAGGCCATCGACGCTATCATGACCAAGCTAAGGTCACTGGTGCAGGAGTTAGGCGTAGGCTTGTTCCTTGTGTCACACCTTAAGCGTACTCAGGGCAAGCCACATGAGGACGGTGGGCAGATTAGTCTAAGTGAACTACGTGGATCACAGGCTATTGCACAGCTATCCGACATGGTGATAGGTCTTGAGCGTGACCAGCAGAATGAGGATGAGGAAAGACGCAACACGACCACAGTGCGTATCCTTAAGAATCGTTATGCTGGCTTGACGGGAGCATGCTGCTACCTGAAGTACGATAAGCTCACAGGTAGGATGCGTGAGGTACCGAAGCCACAGCAAGAGGATAAGGCTAATGCGCTCTAATCTATTCTTAGATATAGAAACCAACGGTCTTGACCCTGACACTATCTGGATTGCAGTAACCATTCAGGACGGTCAGGTACAGGAGCACTATGATAGTGACAGCCTAGCCAAGGCATTAGCTGGTGACTTCCCAGTGGTAGGCCATAACCTTATAGGCTTTGACTTACCAGTGCTTGAGAAGCTGTGGGGCATCACAGTGGACAAGAGCAGGGTGGTAGATACATTGGTGCTATCTAGGCTTGCTAATCCTCAACGTGAGGGTGGACACAAGCTGGCTAACTTTGGTGGTAAAGGTGACCATGATGACTGGACTTGCCTATCGCCTGAGATGGTAGAGTATTGCATCCAAGATGTACGTGTCACAGAGCAGGCATACAATAAGCTCAAGCTAGAGCTACTCAAGTTCAGTCAAGACTCCATTGACTTAGAGCATGAGGTGCAGTGGATCATACAGGAGCAGGTACGTAACGGCTGGCTGCTGGATGTCCGACATGCTGCTGACTTACTTGCTACCCTGAAGGAACGCAAGATGGCTGTTGAGGATGAGGTGCATGAGGTATTCAAACCTAAGTGGGTGGACGTTAAACAGGTAGTGCCAAAGACCAAGAAGGATGGCAGCCTGTCAAAGGTTGGACTTACTGACGATGAATACCAAAAGGTACTGGACTCCGGTGATAGATCACCCTTCATGCGTAGAGCCTTGAAGCCATTTAACCTTGGCTCAAGACAGCAGATAGGTGAGTACCTGATTGACTTTGGATGGAAGCCCTGCAAGCTAACACCCACAGGTCAGCCAATGGTAGATGAATCAGTCCTGTCTACCGTCAAGGACATACCACAGGCAGCGATGATTGCTGAGTACCTGATGTTACAAAAGCGAGTGGCTCAAGTGCAGTCATGGGTAGATGAAGCTAACCCAGACACAGACAGAGTACATGGCTACGTTAACACCAATGGTGCTGTTACAGGCAGGATGACACACTCTAAACCTAACTTGGCCCAAGTGCCTGCAAGCTACTCACCGTATGGCAAGGAATGCCGACAGTGCTGGATTGCTAGGCCGGGGTACAAACTTGTGGGCTTTGACGCTAGTGGCCTAGAGCTACGAATGTTAGCGCACTACATGGACGATAAGGAGTACACTAATGCAGTCGTTACAGGCGATATACACACAACTAACCAACACCTTGCAGAACTTGAATCAAGAGATCAAGCAAAAACTTTCATCTACGCACTCCTGTACGGTGCTGGAGATGCAAAACTTGGAACAGTGGCAGGTGGAGGCCAACAAGCTGGTAAAAAACTTAGAGAACGATTTATGTCTAATCTCCCAGCATTTGCAGATCTTAAGGACAGAGTTACTGGAGAAGCAGGGCAAGGTTGGATCTATGGATTAGATGGCAGAAGGCTGTACATACGATCAGAACACGCAGCACTGAATACATTGCTTCAGGGTGCCGGTGCAATCGTCATGAAAAAAGCCTTGTGTTTATTACAGGAGTATGCTATACTATGGAACTTAGATTATTATTTTGTTGGGAACATCCATGATGAAGTCCAAGCAGAAGTCAGGCAATCTCAAGCAGACAAGTACGGAAGACTTGCAGTATCCTGTTTGGAAGCAGCAGGAATTGAACTTGGGCTTAACTGTAAACTCACAGGAGAGTACCAAGTCGGAGAGAGCTGGGCAGACACTCACTGATTCAAACCGTAAGGGTGACTTAGCTGAGTATTATGCAGTGACTTGGCTATGGGATGGGGGCTATGAGGTGTACATGAATGCAGGATCAACTGGCCCTGTGGATATGATAGCCCATAACCTAGAAACCAATGAGATTATTTTGATTGATGTGAAAACTCTCCATGCCCGTAACGGGGATCTTGATAGAGTAAGTGACCTTGGTGGCTCAGGGAGGACAGAGCTACAGAAAGAATTAAATGTAAGGCTGTTAGGCTTCAACCCCCATACTAGGAAACTTCGTTTTTTAAATCACAGAGAAACCAATGAAAACAACTAACACACTAATAGATGACATCTATGACCTAATGAAGTTCAAGTCACCTGACAAGTCAGTGGACGCTGAACAGATCATTGATGACTTTGGTGAAGCATGTAAGCAGCTTATGCGTAAGGAGTTTACCCAACGTGGTAAGTTCGATGCACGTAAGCTACGCATGTCCAACATCGGTAAGGATGATCGTTACCTTTGGAACCACTACAACAATGTAGGGCCAAAGGAGAAGATGCAGCCACATACCCTTGTGAAGTTCATGTACGGTCACCTGATTGAGGAAATGCTGCTACTGTTTGTGCGTCTAGCAGGCCATACAGTGACCCATGAGCAGGCACATGCAGAAGTAGAAGGTATCTCAGGTAGCATGGACTGCAAGATTGATGGTGTAGTGACTGACGTTAAGTCTGCCAGTACCTATGGATTCAAGAAGTTCAAAGATGCTACACTTGCATTTGATGACCCCTTTGGGTACGTCGATCAGATCAAGGGGTACGCTAAGTCTGAAGGTGAGTCAGAGGTAGGCTGGCTGGCTATGGACAAGGCCAATGGGCACTTGACATATCTGAAGTACAACCTCAGAGATACACAAGCGCCTGTCTATGAAGTCCTTAAGAGCGATATAACGGATCGTATCAAGCACATCAAGAAGATGGTACAGCAGAAGGAACCACCTGAGCTGTGTCACAAACCAGTGCCTGATGGTAAGTCTGGTAACATGAAGCTGGCTACAGGTTGTTCCTACTGCCATTTCAAACATGCTTGCTACCCTAAGCTGCGTACATTCTTATACTCAACTGGCCCAAGATTCCTAACGGAGGTAGTAAATGAGCCTAAAGTCCAAGAGATCACGGAGAACTAGCATCTATCGCTCTGGGCTGGAGAAGAAGTTTGCACAAGCAGCGCCAAAGCGTAGATACTTGTACGAACCCTACGATGTACCATACGTGATGCACAGGAAATACAAGCCAGACTTTGTTGATAAGAAAACTGGGGACTACATTGAGACTAAAGGCTTCTTTAGGACAGGGGACACCCAGAAGTACACAGCCATACGGGATAGTATAGCACCCACTAAACTAATCTTTGTCCTGTCAGACCCTAACAAGAAGGTCAGGAAAGGATCTAAGATTACCATGGGGCAGTGGTGTCACAAGGAAGGTTTTGAATTTTACACAGTTGATGAGTATGTAGATCATGTCACTAACAATGGATGAAATAAAGGAGAGAGTGTTGAAGCGGTACGATGCTGATGATATACTAGAAGCATTGGACATCTCCGCTGAAGAACTGCTGGACAGGTTTGAGGATAAGTTTATCAACAGGCTACACCAGTTTGAAGAAGAAACAAATGGAGATGAATGGGATGAGTATTGATAACATTACTCCAGAGGAGTGGAACAAGATGTCATTTAAGACAGTAGACGATGATGATGCGCCCAATGAGCATCCAAGGTTCTCTGAGAAATCTATGTCCAGTAGCTACGATGCAGTACACAAGCCAGCACATTACAACAATGGTGGAATGGAGTGCATTGAAGCTATCCAAGGTATGCTGACTCATGATGAGTACATTGGGTACCTACGTGGAAATGCCCTGAAGTATCTTTGGAGGTTCAGGTACAAAGGTAAGCCTATCGAAGACCTACGCAAGGCTAGATGGTACGAAGAACGAATGATGAAATACTTACTGGAGCATCCGGGTGATAAATAAAACAGGCGTACAGGATTACTTGGGTATCCAGATTGACTACGACAGGGACGAACAGCTAAACAAGTTCTCTCTAGAAACTCTCAAAGACAGATACTTATGGGGAGATGAAACACATGCACAAGAAGCCTTCGCAAGAGCGTCCGTCTATGGTGCAACGTATCA